ATGCGGCGGTGCAAATAAGCGCATCAACCCAAGAGTTGTTTTCATGGATTACCCAAACATCTGTGTCTCTGGTTTCAATATTCACAACATTTGAATTTTCGCTCTGTATTCTAGCTGTCTTGTGAATGTTTTGTGAATCCTTGTGAAGTGCAATTATATCCTTGCACTGGCTTTTGTCTAATTCCAATGGGCTTATAACGCCTAATTCGCCTACCCGATGCTTTGGCGGTATAACTATGCTCATTTAATTCTCCTATCGCAGTAATTGTTTCAGTGAAACGCAAGAGCTTTCGCTAGTCCACTTTGCTTCATCCCAAGTTCTGCAACCCAATACAGCATTTAAAACAGCCCATTCAAAAAGTATAACAATAATGAATAGAAAAAACACTGAAGCCGTTACGTTTAACAATGTCCTCATTTGTAAAATCATCCTTAGCTCCTATAAAAACGCCCCCAATCAAGGGGGCGGTTTGTTTAGTCATCAAATTCATCAGGGTTTAATTTCTGGTCTGCCAAATGTAACCCATAAAGAACCGCCTGTTGTGTAGTTATGTTAAAGCCTAGCCTGTCAGTTAAGCATTTAGCAATGAATTTAGTTTTTCCATTTACCCTGTTGTTCACATGGTCAGGGTTATCGTGTTGCTCAAATTGCAAAATTGGTGCGTGTTTTATAGGCTGACTTTTGCTTATGTATCTATAAACAGCAACGCCATCACGCATTGATTTTGTAATGTCGTGTCCACGGTTTCTGCAATCAGTTATGTAGGTGCTGATTGTTGCTTTGGTCTTGCCTAGCTTTTCAGATATTTGGTCAACTGAACGTGCTTGCTTGTTAATCACTGGCAGAATTATTTCTGCATATTTACGGTTTTCCATCTGGAATACTCCTTTTATTTCCAACTGCTTCCATTGAGGATGCTGTGTCCACGCCCCTCTAGGCATTTTGCAACAGCCATTCTGTATGTAGGGAATATTTGCCAATCAACTTGCTTGGCTAGTTCCCTGCACTCCATCACATCCCTCTGGAACAATTGAGCTTCATCTTTTGAAGCCCTTAAATCAACCACAGGGTTGTAGCTACAGGCGGTCATTGATGCCGCCATAATAAATACAGCCCACCTCATGACCGTACCCTTATCATTTTGTTTATGAATTTTTTGGCTTGCTCATGGGTCATCCAACGGTAAGGCGTATGCTCTCCGCATTGCATAACATCAAGTGGGTCAACCCTGTTTACAAAACGGTGTGTCGCTTTGCGGATTCCTTCTTCATCTTCATGCTCAATCTCTGGCTTATAGATATATCCCTTGTGGGAATACTCAGGTGCGTTGTGCCAATTTATCATCATGCTTCTCCATCAGTAAATTCATGGTTATGGTCATTCGTGGTGTTATGTATCTATTGCCGCTTTCAAGGTGGCAAATCATAGACCTTGTATTGTATCCAAGTAATTCTGCCATCTTTTGTTGCGACAGCCCTAGCTTCATCCGCATTGCTCTAAAGTCATGCGGCGTTATTTGCTTGGTCATGGTGGTTTAATCCTTCCTCTACTAATGTCTCAACTGGTTGAATTACATCAGCAAGAATGTCATCCAGCTTATCAATAACATTTACAAGCAAATCGTCATTGTAAGCCATTGCCCCCGCTGATTGTAATTTTTGAGCGTGGTGAATAGCGTCGCCAACTTTAGTCCGCAACTCTAAAATAATATTCATGTCGTTCTGAGCGTCTTGCTCTATTCCTTGGTCTATATAAATATTGGTCATCGTGGTTTCTCCTAATGGTTTAAGTAAAGATAACATACTGTTTACCAATGTCAACAGTTATTATCTATATCCCCTACTATTTGGCAATCCAAAGTTTCTTTTAGGGTCATTGCGTCTATTGGTTCCGTATTTCTGTTTTAGCTCTATCTCAAACCTAACGCTCTCTTTGCCGACCTCTCTCTCTTTCCCTGTTTGATTGTTAGTCACTTTAAAGTAAGGCGTAAACCCGCCCATCCGTGTTTTGCCAGAATTGCTCCTGTAAGTTCCATCCCATAACTGTTTTTTAATTGTGAAGTGTCTTGATTGCAGTGTGTGGCATCCCTTGCCAAATTTTTTCCAGAATATTTTGTCAAGAAAGTAGGATGACATAATCTCATATTTGGTTAAATCATCTGGGTTGGCGGCAAGGTGTTCAATCCTATCATGATAGGCTTGTTTGTTTGGATAGGTTAGTTTCTTGCTCACCTTGACAGGTTCAGCATCTTTTTTTGCTTTACGCTCTGCCTTCTTGCGTTCTTTTTCTTTGCGTTTGTTGTAATGATGCAGGGCTGATTTGGCATCGTAGACCCCAAAACTCTCCATCCCGCAATCTTCATTCGGGCATGGCGGGATGAAAACAGATACCCCTTCCTCAATAAAGCATGGTGAATTAAACATGGATTGCTTCTCTTTGCTGTAATATCCATAAAATGTGGTTCCGCACCATTCGCAACCTAGATGACGCCGCTTTTCATAGATTGGCTTCATCATGTTATCTTTCACTTGTTGCAGTGCTTTCATTCCAAGCGTGTTCATTTTACATTTCCCCCCATCCAGCAGATGCAAGCCAAGCGTTATCTTCTTCAGAAATACGCAATCTGTTTTCATGCTCTGCCATCTTTTGTTTGTTATTAGCGCACTCATCACAAAAAGCTGTATCAACATGGCCTCGCTTTGTGATTGTAGAGCCGCATCTAGTTTCTATTTCTTTGTAGCTGTATCCACGCTCAACAAAATAAAATGCAGGGTTATCACACGACATTGCTAAATCTCCTATTCCATATATCTTTGTGTTTTTGTTCCCATCTGTAGCTATCCATAGCGCGGCGCATAATACGCTCTGCTGTCTCAGTCCACACAAGGGCGTTCTCTCTTGCCCATATCCAAGCGTACAACTCTTGGGTCAATAGCCTGTTGCGGGGCATCTGGCGGTCTCCTACGATATGCCCAATCTCATGCAGGGCAGATACATAGTATCCAGTGTTCTTGGTTGGGCGGATTTGTATTTCACGCGGATGCCGCCTTGCCCAATAGCGAGGCTCAAAATCCTCAAGGCTCTGGTATGTCACCTTAATCTTGTGGGTTGCACAAAGTTCCATAACGTGCAGAGCCATCTCAATACGTTTAACGGTCATAATGTACGCCCTCTACCATGTGGTCTAAAACCTCAATCAACTGGTCTGCATAAACATAATCATATGAATCACACACCTTAACCTCACCCTTGCGTATCTTTACTGTCTCAATGGTGTAGGTGTCATTGAACATCAGGTTAATCACAACCAACCCCTTGTGCTTGTATCCGCTTGTCTTAAACTGCAAGCCACCGTGTCTTTTGTCTGTCTCGTTAAGGGCAACAAAGTTCCGCGCCGCATAACTCATTAACGCCGCTGGGGATTGGGCTACAATCTGGTGCTTAATTGTGTTTGCTATTTCTATTGTTCTGGTCATCGTGGTCTCCGTGGTTTGGCGGGGCTGTTAAGCCGCCGCTAATCTTTTAAGCAAAAAGGCACGGCTTGCGCCACCTTTGGCAATGTTAGAAACATACTTGCCATCACGGTACTCATCAGCCAACCAATGATTGCCAATCTGGTGAATCCGTATGTGTTCCGCGCCAACAACAACCCATACTGCGCCTTTAAACTGTGTACGCTCTAAAATTTTCTTTAACTTAATCATTTTGGTCTCCGTGGTTTTGTTTACCTTACCTAATTATAATGGCGCACCTGTTTACTAATGTCAACACATAAAACAAATAAAAAGGGATTATTTTTCATTATTTTTTATTTTGACTGCTTTCAATGTATATCCAAGACAATTCAATGCCGCTTCAATATCATCAATTCNTGGAACGTGTTTTGTCCGCCAGTTTCGCAGGGTATCGCGATGCAAGCCAACCTTCTCTGATAAATCCATTTGGCAACAACGCTGACGGTGCATCTCCTCAAAAAGAAAGCGCACTACTGGATTGTTGTTCACTATAGCGGGTCTGTATCTAAATTTTCTCATAGCACTGTAAAAAATGACCTCTCAGATGAGAGGCCAAGTTCAGGGAGGAAATTAGAAACCATTGAGGTTGTCAATGAAACTATCCAACAGCTTCTTATCCCAGACTACACGCCTATCCGTTATTTGTATAGGCTTGGGAGCATCGCCACGTTCTACCATCTTGCGGAAGGTCATAGGGCTGACCCCCATATATTTGGCGGCTTGTACTATGCTTAGTAATCTAATGTTGTTTAGGCTTTCATCTTTTGTCATATCTTGACCGCCCTATGATTAGCGGAAAAGCTACGCCATGCTTCAATCTTTGCCTCTGCCGCTATCCGTAAGAACCTGTTTTGCTCATCCTGCGCTATCGCAATCTTCATGGCCTCAAGATGTTTTAGGTATCTGTCATCTGCATATGCCTCACGCTCCTGTGCGCCAACTGGCAGATGGTTGTATTCTCTCATAATCAAAGCCTTTAGTGATTTACGGAACTCATCCATATAAATCCTGTTGGCTCTGGATTGGGCGGCATTTGTTGCGCTATCTCGTAGGTAGTCAATAGCCTTCTCTACATCATCATCTGTTATCATTTATTCCTCGTCATCATTATGAGGGCTTTTTTCCCAATACTGTTGAGCAATGATTTTACCAAAGTCACCGTTGCCAGTAATTTCCTCAAAATATTTGATTTCGTTTCCAGCCTTGTGAAGCATTATGTGATGCCGCTGGCAGAGGGGGATAAGGTTGCGGTCTGTGGCCTTCAGCCCCATGCCCCTAATGCCATCCCAAGGTCGCAGCAAGTGATGGGCTTGTATTACGCCCAAGCAATCGCCGTTGACCTTTAAGCAACAATCAAATTGATGAACCCATGAAAGGTGGTCTTTATTAGCGTATCTCTTGGGTTTGATTCTGTTTCGTTTAGCCATGACTAAAACGGAATATCATCGTCTAAATCATCTTGCTTAGAAGATTTGTTATTGAAGTCATCAGGCGAGATGAACGGCTCATCTTCTTTAGGCTTGGATGGCGCAAACCCCATCCTAGTGTAGTCATTGCCGTTTTTATCAGTTTTCTTTCTGCCCCAAGCCATTTGCTTTTCACCGTTGATTTCTAACTCACCAGAAATATCCCAATCCTTCTTTTCTGTTTTGTCATCATTGATGTATAGAACACCAACTTGCTTGTAGACTTGGAATATGGTCATGCCTTTCTTTGGTGTAACGGTTTTGGCAATGACAAGCTCATGGTCTAAGCCTTCAATATCAACCTTTCCCTGCCTGACAATCTCAGTGTTGTTGGCGGGGAATAGATTTCCAGAGTTTTCGTATTTGTTGTCCATTATATCAACTCCTGTTGTCTTGGATCATGTGCCAGTGGTTTCCACGTTATATCAACTAATTGATACTGACCACCGAACTTGGATTGGTGCATCTGGCCTGTTGGCTTTAATGCTTTTAGTTCATCAATAGATAGCTCCATAATATCTTTATTGTGAAACAATCTTAACCCGCCACGTTGAATGGCGGATTTAATTTCATAGTCGCGTATTGAGACAAACTTGCCTTGCCACAATTTTTTAACTTGCTTGGTTTTCATTTGTCATCCCTAATCTATCAATTGAAGCAAGCATCTTTGCTTTGGCGTTCTCTGTCATATCCTGTGAATCTTTCACATCGCCACGCACACGGTTTACTTCTTTGGTGTTAGCGTTATTTTTATTGGCATCATTTTTCATACGCACACCCCATGTCTCTATCTCAGTGAAGGTCTGGTGTACTCTGTTTTGGTTATCAAATATGCGGTAGGGTGCGCCAGAATAATCAAAGTCAATTTCTTTAATCTCAACTGTTTTGCGGGGCGGTGATAACTCAGTGGAATTTCTACCACTAGCAACATTACCGTCATCCTCAAAATCTGCCTCAAGGTTTAGCATCGCTTGAATGTGGTAACGCCTCATGTATGTAATGCCAGAGCCAATATCTTGGGGCTTGCTATTTGAGCCACCGATTACTGTCTCGCTCCGCAACCATTGCTTGCTTTCTATGTGGTACAAGGTAGTGCATAGGTAATTCAAATCACCTACAACTTTGGTTGTGTAAAATATTTCTAGCTTTTCATCTCGCAATGAATTGGTGCAAGCATAAAAAATATCATCCAACGTAGAAAATTTATGGGGCTTCCCATCTTTGGTTTTGAAAAAACTGTTGCTCCCATTTTTTTCCAAGGTCTTAAAATTATCTCTCGCTTTATATAAAGCGGTCAGTAATGTTGAAATGTCATCTGATTGCATCGTGGTTCTCCATCTGCCAGATGTCTTTGGCAATACGTTTCATGGTATCGCTCCACATCCAGTGGTCTAGGTCTGGGTAAACAAGCTGGCAACATTCTACAATATCATTAGAGTGAGATAGTACACGCTCCAATGATTTGCTTGCCAACTCAACTTGACGAAGCCAGTAGTCAACTCTCTCCACCCTGTAGGCTCTGACTTCTTTGGTGGTGACGTAATCAATCCAAGGCTCACAACCTGTGCCAAGCGCATATATTGATGCCTGTCGGCTGGCTGTTTGTGCAAGCTCTGACACTTGCCGCCCAACTGTTTTAGTGTCTCTTACTTTGTCTTTGTAGAGCAAGTCGTAGTATCCAACGAAAGGCGTTTGTATATCACCAATCCGCACAACTACCTTGCCTTGTTCTGATTCAGGCTGTTCACCTAGCCCCCTGTAGAACTGTGCGCCTTGTTTCACATAGTCAACAATGGCTTTGCGTTCCTTGGCTACCTTCTCAGGGTTATGCTCATTTATGGATTTGGTATGGCTGTCATCAAATACTTTGTGCGCCAAGTTAATGAGGTCATCAACTTTCATGTCTGGGTTAAATGCCGCTTTGGTAACAGCCCTGTCAACCCCAGAGCCACGCCACGCCGCCGCGCCAGCTTCCCCATCGCTAAACCCGCCAATCTTTAGCAAACATAGGGCTGGCTGTTGTATCCATTGGTTAATGGTACTGGCGGATAAATGCCCTAGTCCGTGGTGTTCAAATACGTTTTTCATGGTCATTTCCAATCTTGTTATGTAAAATACACTACAACAACATACAGCAACACACAACCCCAAAATGGGGTAGATTAAAAAACACTGTTAAGATATGATACGGCATGACCTTAAAATCATATTTGAAAATGAAGGGCATCAAGCCTGATGACTTTGCGGATGCTGTTGGATTCTCCAAGGGCGGGGTTCTTAAATGGATTAGCGGAGAAAGGTATCCGCGACACGAAGCAATTAGCAAGATAATGGAAGCAACAAATGGCGCGGTCACGGCGAACGATTTCCAAGAACAAATACGGAGCCATTAAAACTGTTGTTGATGGCATCACGTTCCATTCTAAAAAAGAAGCGGAGCGTTATAAGATATTGGCGTTGCTTGAATCGCAGGGCAAGATTGATAACTTGCGGCTGCAACCTAGAATCCCGCTGATGGTGAATGGAATAAAGATTGGGCATTATGTGGGGGATTTCCAATATACACATCACGGCAAACAGGTTTTGGAAGATGTGAAAAGCGTGGCAACACGAACTCCTGTCTATAAAATAAAGAAAAAGATTCTTGAGACTTATGACCCGCCTGTAGTCATAACAGAGGTTTACTGATATAATGCAGTAGTCAAAAGACACTCACCAGCCCATCAGGGTTATCAAAAAAGGTAATCTGATGGTCGTTGCTGAAGTGCTTACAGGCATTGCGCTGGTTCAAAAATCAGTGGAATTTATAAAATCAAATATACAGACAGCAAACGATATTCGTGACATTGCGAGTTCAATTGATGACCTGTTCGCTGGCGAGAAACAAGTTCAACAAGCTAGAGCCAAGAAGTCTGGCACTGGTTTGGGTGACCAGTTTGGCGTTGATACAGTCGCTAAAGAAATGATTGATGCAAAAATCGCCGCTGAACAGCTACAAGAAGTAGCAACTATGGTTGACATGAGGTTTGGTCATGGCACTTGGGCTGGCATCATAGCTGAGAGAGCCAAGCGTATCCAAGAGGCCAAGGAAGCCGCTGCCGCTGCTAAACGTAAGAAGTTAAAAGAAGATAGGGAATTTGAAGAAAACTTAAAACAGTGGCTTATGGCGGGTGTTGTAGTAGTTTTAGCATTTGGTTTATTCGTGGGATTATTTACGGTGATTGTAAAATGACACAGAAAAAATTACAGAAAGGCTCAAGATACGAGCAACATGATTTAGATGGTGACGGCATTGTGACTGATGAAGAAATAGCTAGAGAAGAACGCATGATTAAGCTGGAGAACGCAGATAAAATGCAAGACCAACAACGGTTAATCTGTTGGGTCAGTGTTGTGTCTAGTGCAGTTTGTATTGCTTTGGTGGTTTCTCCGCTTGTGGGCGACCAGAGAGTGCCATTGGTTACATCTTTGCTATCAACCTATGTCGTAGCGAATATGGGCATTGTCGCGGCGTTTATGGGAGCCACCGCATTCACAAGAGTAAAAGAGAATGGAACGCAGTCCTAAAGAATGGGAAGCGTTGGTTCTCAGGTTCAAATCTCGCATATCCGCAATGAAGGTTTTGGTACAGTCTGAATATGAACAAATGGAAAAGCAGAAAAAAGACAGTGCCAAGGTACGAAAAGCCAACAGCCAAAATACACAAAAACCATGAGTGCAAAATTTGTGGCTCACACCTAGCCTGTTATTCGTTTGATTTTGGACGGTCATGGTATTGTTCTGACCACAAAGAACAAGGGCGGCTCCACCAACCACGGTAAGGAACCGCCCCGCTAAACAGGGGAAATGAGTAAACCCTATTTAGCTTTTCTTGCCGCGCAAAACGTAATCATGTTCAATGCGGCCTAGCTCTGGATTACCACACTTCATAGGCGCAATCCAAGTGTGCTTTGTTACATTGCCTAACTTATCCCATTGGGTTGCTCTCCAATGTCCACGCCGCCAATGTTCTTTTTTCGGGCTACCTGTGCCTGTAAGGATGCCGCGCCGTAAAGTTTGGCATCGTTTTGGCAAATCAATAAACACAGTACGGTATTCATTTTCTGGAACCCGCCCCCCAAATCTAGTGTGTTTTACATTCTTGGTGGGCTTGGTGTCCTCTAGTACGATATGGTCATAATTCAAAAACCCCAAGGCAACAATTAAAAATCGTAAATCACCCTCAATGGCTGTAAGTTCATTTTTGGTTTTTCGAACCATCCAATCTCTGCTCCAACCTGTGCGCCACATTTCATCAGTGGTGTTTAGGTTCGGTGATTGTGCAACAAGCACTCGTTTGGAAAACCAATCAAGTTCATTTGCGTAATCACTTGCGTTTTCATCATAATAAAAAGGGAATATTAAATGCCGCATTGCCTGTTTTTGTATCACACTTAATTCCCTTGGGTCAGGCTTATCAAGGTCATTGTCCAACTCAGGGCTTAATGTCCACTCATAATCTATTTCAATGTCATTACTAAAATAGAAGCTAGTGCCATTAGGCCAAACGCCTGTCTTGCCAGTTTTATCGTCAATAAACTCAACTACCGCCGTAAACATAAAGTGTCCATTTAGCCGTTGTATCAAATACCCAACCTTTAATGGTGCTTTGTTTTCTTCATCAATTAACTTGTCTGGATATGTTTGTTTGTAAGCCTCTCTCAATACGTCAACTCTGTGATATTCATTCCATTCAATAAACATGGTTTCAAATGGCGGTATTGCTCGTTGAGCCATCTTAACTAAGTTGCGGGGAGTGTCTAAGCTGGAATAAGCGCAATGCTCAACCAGTTTTTTATCAAGCACAAATCGCTGTGCATCAATCATGGTGCGTTGCAATAGTCTGCGATTACCTTCTGTGTATCTTCCTTTTTTGTAAAGGTGTATGCCTCGCTCTGGATTAGCCAGTGCCGCTAAAAAAGTATTCGCTAAATTTGGTTCATTATCTTCAATCATTTTGGTCTCCGTGGTTTAAAGAAAGAATAGTATCGGGAGTGAACAGAACATTGCCATCCCTAATACGCCCATTGTAATTTTAAAAGCTAACATCATTTTTTCTCCGTGGTTTAGTTTGTTAGGTATGCGTATCTGTCTTTTAACGCGGCAATGCCATCAGCTACTAGCTGGTCAGGGTTCTTGCCAATCTGCCTGTAAAAGCTGGGATTCTGGTTGGCTTCATGCCCTAAACGTATCTGTTCTTTGTGTTCGCCTAGCCTTGGAAATTTAGAGGCTAGTGATAAGGCTTTTAAGTAATTGCCTTCTCTTAACAGCTTTTCCAATTTGGTGCTTGCGGTTATCATTTTAGTCTCCGTGGTTTTCATTGCTTATTCATTATAATCGCACACCTGTTTACTAATGTCAACACACAAAGTGAAATAAATAAAAAAAATCTTGCGATAAAATATTGGCTGGGTTTATGTTGTTTAACCACGAATGACCAAAGGAGCTAACATGAGTTGGGATGCAGTAGGGCTGGCGGCTAAAGCCAAGTGCCAGAACCCAACCGCCAAGTTGGTATTGATTATGATAGCCAACTACGCGGATGAGAACTTTTCCAGTTACCCTTCATACAAGAAGCTATCAGAGCTTTGCGGCTGTGATGAGCGTACCATACAGAGGGCAATTAAGAGTCTTGTGGCGGATGGTATGGTTGAAGTGATGGCAAGGTATAATGATGACGGCAAACAGACTAGCAATACCTATACTCTTAAATTAAGCAGGGGTGACAATATTGCGGGGGTGGGGGTGACAAATATGCCCCCCAATACTATCAGAGTTAAACAACCTAATAATACAAAGAGGGGTGACAAATATGCGCCTGACTTTTTGGAATGGTGGAACGCATACCCGCGCAACGATGGTTCAAAAGCAAAAGCCTATGAAGCATGGAAGCGAGTAACAGATAGGGATATAGGGGTTAGGGATTTATTTTTAGCTACCTGTAGATTTAAGCGCACCACGCATGGTAAAGATAAGAAATACATTCCTCACGCGACCACATGGCTTAACCAGCGGCGTTGGGAAACTGTAGAAGAAGCGCAAGCTATAACCACGAACCGAAACCAACTGGCGGGATAAACAATGCAAAAATTGATTGATAATAAAATACAGCTACGCAACTGGAAAGCTGGCGACCACAAAACCACTTGCCCAGAATGTTCACACACAAGACGCAACAAAGCAGACCAATGCTTATCAGTTACCATAGAGCCTGATGGGGGTGCAGTCTGGAAGTGCCACCATTGCGAATGGGCTGGGGCTGTTGCTGGGGCTAACTACAAAGCAGATGGGCAGTATGTAAGGCCAGTGGAATACAAACGCCCTACACCGCCAAAACAGGCCGATGCAGAAAGCCAGCCAATGCTTGAATGGTTTAAGCGGCGGGGCATAAGCAAAGAGACTGTAGCGGCGTTTCAGATTACTAGGACAAGAAACTGGTTTGGCAATGGCGAGGAAGCCTGTTATGCGTTCCCATATCACAAAGATGGGCAACTGGTGAACATAAAATACAGAACCAAGGATAAGAAGTTTAGGCAAGAAAACGGCGCAGAGCGTACCCTGTTCAATATGGATGCTGTTAAACAGTGGTGGGATGATACAGGTTCTAAGACAGTTATATTTGTTGAGGGTGAGATGGATGTGCTTTCCATGCACGAAGCTGGTTTCTCATATGCTGTATCATTGCCAGATGGCGCACCCAAGGCCGCAAAATTTGATGAGAACGATAAGCGATTCCAAGCCTTGCAGAATTGCGAATGGTTGCATGAGGCAGAGAAGGTGATTGTTGCTGTTGATGCTGATGAAGCTGGGCAAGCGTTAAAGCTGGAACTGATACACCGCTTTGGTAAAGACCGTTGTTGGACTATTGAATACCCAAACCTTCATGATGTGCAATGCAAGGATGCGAATGAATGTTTAATGGAGCATGGAGCCGAGGTTTTAAGGGAGATAATAGGATTGGCGGCTCCACACCCCATAGATGGATTATACACTGTCAGGGATTATGAGAAAGAGGTTTTGAATATTTATGACGGCAATGTGCAGAAGGCATTGTCTACAGGGTTCAAATCTTTGGATAATATTTACAAGGTGATGCCATCCACATTTGCTGTCGTTACTGGCGTTCCCAACCACGGCAAATCAAATTTTATAGACCAGCTTGCGGTAAACCTCGCGAGAAATCACGGTTGGAAGTTTGCTGTATTCTCACCAGAGCATAGCACCGCTAATCATATAAGGCGGCTTTCAGAAAAGGTAATAGCCAAGCCATTTGATATTGGTCCAAGCCAGAGGATGAGCAAGAGCGAACTTGTTGATGCTATGATGTTTCTGGATGACAAGTTTCATTTTATTGAAGCAGAGGAATCTGTGCCTAGTATTGATTGGTTGCTTGCCAAGGCTAGAGCCGCTTGTTTAAGGCATGGCGTGAAGGGCATAATCATTGACCCATACAATGAGATAGATGCAACTAGGGATGGGAACAAAAGAGAAGATGAGCATATCCGAGACCTGATAAGCCGATGCAAACAGTTTTGTCGGACGCATGAGGTTGCGATGTGGATGGTTGCCCACCCCGCTAAAATGCAGAGAACGCAAGAGGGTATTATCCCGCCGCCTAGCCTGTATGATGTCAGCGGGTCAGCCCATTGGAATAATATGGCGGATGTTGGGCTTGTTATTCACAGAGACTTTGAGACTGATGAAACTAGAGTGATAACCCGCAAGATTAGAGAGCAAGGATTATATGGGAGTATTGGGGAGTGTTTTTTCAAGTATAATTTAGCCAAGCACGTTTACGAAGAAACAGAACATCAGACAGTGCAAAACTACTGGACAGACAGTGATTAGGTGATATTATGTTTACGACTGCCAATTATGCTCCCAAGCGTTTTGGTTTTCGTGGTTAGAGAGGGGGGTTTGGTCGCCCCCCTTTCGTCTTTCCCTTATATCTAAGGCTTGCCGCATACCCCATTATGGGTTATCTTTGTTAGATGAAACTAATAAATATTTATAATGAAATCGCTTCAAATTATGATTCGTTTTACAAAAGCCCACGGCATTTTGTAGAAGAAGAAATAATCTCTAGGTTTTTACCAGAGATTGACAAAAATAGTTCTGTTTTGGATATAGGCTGTGGAACTGGAAACATGATAACGGTTGGTCAAATACCAACAGAAAACTATTTCGGCATTGATATCTCTGTTGAGATGTTGAAATCAGCTTCTCAAAAATATCCTGATTATAAATTCCAACAAGCTGATGGCAGTGAAATGATACTTCACGGATGCTGGGATTTGGTTCTGACTGTATTTGGTCAGTTAAATTATATGGGGCTTTCGGATTGGTGCGAATCAATGATTCAGAATATGCACCATGATGAAAATATTGTTGAACAGAAATCTAGGTTTCTTTCAGTGATGTACTCTAATCAATACAGACCTAATTATTTAGATTCGCAAGCAAGCGGGTACACTATTGAACACATAAAGCGCACCCTTAATGATAATCAGCTTTCATGCAATATATGGGGTCTTTCATATCCATTGCCATCAGAAAATAAAATGAGTTTCAAAGAATTGCTCCAAGCGCAGATGCTATTAACTGAATCGGGTGATTTAACAGGATGTCGTTATTGGCTTATAGAGGGCGGGTGGGCAGGGTCATATGATTAGGCTATCTGTAACAGTCATGACTGCATCATTCGACACAGAAAGAAGGCTGTCTGTTGAAAACCTAATAAGGGAAATACACCCCGAAAGAATTAAGAATCTTACTATTGATTTTCAAATCATATCTGATTGGTGGAAATCTGGACCATGGCCTACTGCAAAAAGATGCTGGGAGCATGGGGTCAGGATTGATGGAACTCATCACATGATACTCCAAGATGATATAACAGTCTGTGATGATTTCTTATTGGGTGTCCATGAAGTAATACGAGCGTGTCCTGATTCTCCTATTTCTCTTTATGCTAATCGTAAAATTTGCGAACAGGCAAAAGAACAGGATGCAAGATGGGTGAGAATACCAGATGGAATTTGGGGTCCAGCGGTTATCATGCCAACCGACCATATTCCCTTGTTTCTTTCTTGGGAAGAACAGCATATCAAGCCATCTTTCAAGCATGATGACAGTCGACTTGCAATGTGGTGTGTCAAGACAGGCAACAAGGTTATGTGTCCGCAACCTTCTTTAGTCCAGCATAAGGCGGCGCAGAAATCCTTGTTAGGGCAGAGCCACCCATCAAAAGTAGCGAGGTGGTTTGAAAGACAAACCCCACTTTCCAGAGATTGGAAAAATGGGGCTATCCTTGATGCGCCTAATGGTTTGTCGAAGGGCTATTATGAATATTACATCAACCCCATTGCCTAGAGATGTATGCATCATCAGAATGGTATTCTTTTGTAAAGGCAAGGGCATCAGTTAAGTAGGTTTGGTCAATACCGAAATCTTTATAGCCGTTAAGGATTCCCTCGTAATATTGTTTTGGCGGTAAGCCTAATCCGTGGCTATTCATAACGTAAGCCATAAACTGTTTACCGTCCGCGTTTACAAAATACTCCTTTCGGTACAGGCTGGGGTATCCCTCATAGCGGTCAAGTGCCTTTTCACACTGGTCAGTTATAGTCCAAAGGCCGACAGGGCAATGCAATCCTTTGGCTGGTATCATATCAGCAACGCCTTTGAATACTAATCGGTAGTCAGGCAGTAATATAAATCCCATTGGTTTTGCCGCAGGGCAACGTATCGCCATTTGGTTTTTATTCAAGTTTGATCCGTAAGCTAAATATATCATTGGTCTCTCCGTGGTTTATGCCGCAAGCTGCGCGGCTCTGTTGTTTAGGTAATCTTGAACCTCTGGCTCAACTTGGTTGAACATAGAATCGGCTGTTGCGAAAAAGTAAGTGGCAAACCAATCCGAGAAATTCTGGTTAAGCTGGCGAGTGGCTGGCTCATACATATTTTCTAATTGGTCGAGTGTGAGAAAATCGCGCAACGCACCATTGGAATCAAACAGCTTGTACCCTGTATTTGCAAAACGCAAATCCCAACCTTGTGCGGCAACCTGTTCACGAATCTCACCAAACGCAATCTTTTTTCTGCGCTTGTAAGTGAGGCTTGCACCTTGAGTCGGGTTTTTGCTGGCCTCAACAAACGCCATTAGGAACTTAATCCAGTTGCCAATTTTAACATGGTCATATGAACCCGCGTGTTGGCGGAACTCAACAGTCCCATATTCAACAATCTTGGCTAGGCTCACTTTGTGGTACTTGCTAGCAATGGTGGGGAGCGAACTAATCCTAGTAGCGGCTTGAATACGAGAGAGAGGGTATCCGTGCCGAGAACTAGGTTTGATGCTGTAACACCATTGGTTCGCATCCCCACGTCGAGAACGAGGAAGAAACGTATCAATCTGTTCCTCGTAATCTCCATATCTTGTAACCACATTTTTTACATGGTCAATCGTCATATCCGCCCAACTTAAATGAACGTGAACACCACACTGGTAATCAACATAAAGTCCATCCATTTGGCTGAGAACAAAAAGCACCTTGCGAAGCTGAACAAACGCATCCTCACCTCTCATTGGTGGGCTTACTAACTCGCCACCAATAGGGTCTGAATAGCCATTTGTGGAAACCGTTGCATCGGTTACAATCTTCCAATATGGCTGGGTGCGGTGGTTATAGCCTTCTCTGCGAACCTCAATATCCGTTAGGTTGTTACGCATGAATCTCTCAACCTCTGCAAGTCTAACGCCTTTAAACTCAATCTCAACGCCAACTTTAAAATTATTATAAATATTCATTTCTCTCTCCGTGGTTGTTGGGGTTACAGCCCCTTACTCAATTATAATGGCACAACTGTTTACCATTGTAAACACCTAAGATGCAATAAAACGCATTTTTTTAATTTTTTTTATTTATTAAAGATAAAAGATTCCAATTCATCATCTGACATACTGTCAAAATCTGGCTCCACCTCTACAGATGGCATGGGCTTTCTAGGGGTTAGCTTGCGCTTTCTTGGGCGTTTAAGCGGCTGTGAAGGCTGTTTAGTCTTTTTTGTTGGTTTGGGTAGCTCTGGCAAGATAAAGACGCTCTCAAGCGTGGTAAATTTGGTATCGCATTTCAGGCATTGCCGCCATCTAGTTTTGCCTTTTGGTATATCTCTGGGCTTGAGTGCTACGACTTTTAGCTCTGTTGATTTGCATTTTGGACATTCTAGCATTTTATCTTCACTTGTTTTTGTGGCTTGATGTGGTAATGTTTATTTAACCCCAAAATGGGATGAACTGCAATGCCATAAGGTAGGAAGATAAATGTCAGATATAAAATGGGCGGCAGATAAAGTAGAGCGTAGACAGCTTTCAGAGATTATCCCTTATGATAGAAACTCCAAGCTACATCCCGATACTCAAATTGACCAACTGGCTAACAGTATCCGTGAGTGGGGTTGGACTATCCCAATCTTAATTGATGAGAAGGACACTGTGTTAGCTGGTCATGGGCGTTTGTATGCGGCTCAACAGCTTGGCTTGTCTGATGTACCTTGCATGGTAGCAGAGGGTTGGTCAGAGGAAAAAAAGAGAGCTTATGTCATAGCGGATAATAAGCTGGCAGAAAAAGGCGGCTGGGATAATGCCTTGCTTTATTCTGAGTTAAAGCAAATCAAGAGCAGTAGCTTTGACCTCTCCCTAATGGGCATGGACGATGAATTTGATTTGATGGATTTCAGCCCGAATCTTGAGCCTATGACAAGCTACGATGAGATAACTGAAGGCGATATCAACAAAGCTAGTGATGGCATTAACTCATCTTTTGCTGAAAGAGGCATGGACAATTCACAAAAGGGGCATGAAGTAATGTGTCCACATTGTGCAAAATCATTCAGATTTGAAGGAATGTAATGAAATTCTATTTGGATGAGAATGTTTATGATGCCGCCATTGAACGGATACAATACCTGTTTGATGAGTTTGATGAGGTTATAGTCTCATTCTCTGGGGGCAAGGATAGCACCATAGTTCTTAATCTTTGTTTGGAGGTGGCGGAATCCAAGGGTAAATTGCCTATCAAGGTTATGTTTGTTGACCAAGAAGCCGAATGGGATGCTGTAATTCAATACGTCCGCAAGGTTATGAATGACCCAAGGGTTGACCCTCAATGGCTACAAGTGCCTATCAAGCTGTTCAATGCGGCATCAATGGAATCCTCATGGTTGCATTGCTGGGCAGAGGGTGAAGAATGGATGCGACCTAAAGAGCCTAACAGCATACATGAAAATGTTTATGGTACGGACAGGTTCACGACTATGTTCACCAAGTATCTCCAATACACCTTCCCTAATAAAACAATAGCCAATGTCGGGGGTGTAAGGGCAGAGGAAAGCCCAAACAGAAGGGCGGGTCTGACTACAGGGCAGACGTATAAGCATATAACGTGGGGCAAAAGAGAGAGCGAAAAGCTAGGGCATTACACATTTTATCCAATTTATGATTGGAGCTATAAGGATGTATGGAAGGCAATCCACGATAACCAGTGGGATTACTGTACAATATACAACGAATTTTGGCGGCATGGTATCCAGCCCATGAAAATGAGGGTATCAAACCTTCATCATGAAACAGCCATTGACCAGCTATTCTATTTGCATGAGATGGAAGCGGACACTTGGAACGCTCTCACTAAGCGGCTAGGGGGTATAAACCAAGCCAAGCATATGTCCAAGAAGGATATGTTCTCCATCAAAACCTTGCCGTGGATGTTCTCTGATTGGGTGGAATACAGGGATTACCTTGTGGATAACCTTGTGCAGACTGAGGAACGTAGGGAGGTCTTTCGTAAAGAGTTCAAGAAAATGGATGTCAAATTTGCGAACATGGCACTGCCAGAAGAACGTCACAAGAGCGAAGTCCTATGTATTTTAGCGAATGATTGGCATTTTACCAAGTTACAGAACTTTCTTGGCAGACCCGAAACAATCAATTTCCTCAAGCTACAGAGAGGTCAAACCATTGATTGGAATAGACCAGAGCGTGATTTGCGCTACATCAAACCAGAACATAGAGGGCAGCATGAGCCAGAATCACCCAATAAGTAACGTAATGTGGATGCCGATAGATAAGGTGGAGCCAAACGACTACAACCCTAATTCTGTCGCGGGTCAGGAAATGAAACTGCTACATACGAGCATAAAGCATGACGGCTATACCCAGCCAATCGTAACAATTTATGATGAGACCAAGGATAAATACGTTATCGTTGATGGCTTCCATAGGTACTTTACTTGCAAAAACAACAAGGACATATACGACAGCACTGATGGCTGTGTTCCAATTGTAGTTATCAAGAAAGACATCAATGAACGCATGGCGGCTACTGTAAGGCATAATAGAGCCAGAGGCGCACACAGCGTATCAGGTATGTCTAACATGGTTTTCAATATGCTTGATAATGGCTGGGCGGATGCCGATGTATGTAACCACTTGGGTATGGAGCCTGATGAACTGTTACGTCTGAAGCATATAACAGGCTTCTCCAAATTGTTTGCAGATGCAGAATATAACAAGGCTTGGGTAAGCAAGCATCAAATACTGCTAAAAAAGCAAGTGGAAGAAGAAAATAAGATTAACTGAGAAATTGTGATAACGTAGAGCTATGACAAACAAAATTACACCAGAGCTTAGACAGACTATCAGGGATGAGTTCGTGCATGGGTACACCAATGCAGAAGGCCAGCGTGTATATCCAGCCGTTGAAGCCCTTTGCAAGCGGCATGATGTAGCCAGAGCAACCCTTTACAGGTGGGTTGATAAAGAAAACTGGCAAGCAGAGAAAAACCGTATACAGACTGAATTAGAGCAACGTCAGGACGCAGAGCGTTTAGAACGTATGTTGGCAAGCGGCAAGCAGTTAGATGACAGGGCTTTAACAATCGCGCAAGGTATGTTGCAGAAGGTTGCAACAAGGATGCGTAGAGGGTTCGCAGACGAAGAAGCCAACCCGCAACACGGCGGCTTAGAGACTGAGACATTAAGAGAGTTGTCTCAAATCGCTATGAACGCTCAAAAAATAGGAAAACTAGCTTTAGGCCAAGCACAGGAGATAAGTAAAGTCAGTGCAGACATCAGCAATCCAGAAGCCTTCCGAGAGGTTATGGAGCAACTTGACGAAATTGCAGAGGCAAGGTCATCTCGCTACAAGCACACTGTACAATGAGTGGCAATCAACAGCTCGTGATTCTCAATTAACTCCGCCCCGAAGTATATATGGCGATTATAATATATGGCTTATCCTTGCAGGGCGAGGCTGGGGCAAGACGCGCACAGGGGCTATGGATACAATCCTTTACGCTCTACGCAACCCAGAGGTTCAGGTAGCGGTTGTCACGCCTACATTCGGGGATATACGGCGGGTTGCCTTTGGCGGGGTATCAGGGATTATAAAGAATTTGCCTACAGAATGTTTGATGTCAGGCAGGGGCAGGGGATATAACGCTTCAGCATCAGAGATAACATTGTACAATGGCTCAAAGATAATGGGATTCAGTGCTACAGAGCCAGACCGTTTGCGTGGTCCTCAGTTTCATAGGGCTTGGTGCGATGAGTTAGCGGCTTGGTTCTACCCAGAAACCTTTGACCAGCTTATGTTTGGATTACGTTTGGGGCAGAACCCGCAATGCGTTATCACCACAACCCCGAAGCCGTCACCTATCATTAGAGGGCTAATGAAGCGCAAGGGCATAGTCATTACCAGAGGAAGCACGTTTGAGAATGAGGCTAATCTTGCGCCAGCGGCATTGCAACAGCTTAGAGAGAAGTACGATAACACTAGGCTAGGCAGACAAGAGCTTTATGCAGAGCTTCTTGATGATAGTGAAGGTGCGCTTTGGAATTACAAAAACCTAGATGAAACAAGAGTCACCAAGGATGAAGTGCCTGAATTGCGTAGAATTATTGTGGCTATTGACCCTGCCGTGACCAACAATGAGGGGTCTGATGAAACTGGTATTGTGATAGCTGGGCAAGCGGATAATGGAAGGTACTATGTCTTAGACGATGTTTCTGGTAAGATGACACCAGATGGGTGGGGTCGATTAGCCATTGATATGTACTACAAGTATCAGGCTGACCGCATTGTTGCAGAAGTGAATAATGGTGGCGATTTGGTGGAACGTCTGATAAGAACAATAGACAACGAAGTATCATACACACCAGTAAATGCTTCTAGGGGCAAGATGGTAAGGGCAGAACCTATTGCCGCTTTGTATGAACAAAAGAAGGTTTCTCATGTCGGTATGTTTACAGAGCTAGAAGAACAGCTTTGCTCATTTACTGTTGGCAGTAGGAAATCACCAGATAGACTTGATGCCTTAGTCTGGGCGTTGACAGAACTGAGCCAATCCAGTGGGACGGCTACTTGGAGAATCACATAATGGCTGGCATCAAAGATTTTTTTAACTTCCTACAAACCAAGACAATAGAGTACAAGGAAGCACCACAGGTTGTCTTAAGCACAACAAACACTCAACACTACAGGCGGGATAACTATGAAGCCTATGCTGATGAGGGCTATCGACAAAACGCTATTGTGTATCGTTGCGTTAATGAAATTGCCAATGGTGCGGCCTGTATTCCATTCAAAGCCTACCAAGGCGATATAGAGCTAGACCAGCACCCAATACTAAGTCTGCTTCAACGCCCCAACCCAATGCAAGCGGGTGTTGAGTATTTCCAAGCTGTTTATTCTTATTTGCTTTTATCAGGTAATAACTACTCAATCCGTTCAGATGTGGCGGGTGAGGTGCGGGAGCTTTATTTGTTAAGGCCAGACCGCGTGAGGGTTAAGCCAAGCAAGACAACAACGCCAGAAGGCTATGAGTATGTAATCAATGGCAAGGTTGTCAAAACGTATGATTCAAACCCGCTTACTGGTGAGGCGGAAGTCAAACACATGAAGCTCTACAACCCATTAGATGATTTCTATGGGCTATCCCCGCTTATGGCGGCGGCAGTAGATATTGACAATCACAACGCTATCAATAAGCACAACATCAGCCTTCTCAACAATGGGGCAAGACCAAGCGGTGCTATTGTATTCAAGCCAACTAGCGATAGGGGTATGCCTATCCAGTTAAGTGATGGTCAACGTCAACAGCTACAGGATGATTTAGATGTTAAGTTTAAGGGTCCAGCTAATGCGGGTCGCCCACTCTTATTGGAGGGGGATTTTGATTGGCGCGAAATGGGTCTTAGCCCTAAAGACATGGATTTTCTGCAACAGAGAAACATGGCGGCAAAGGATATCGCTTTGTGTTTTGGGGTTCCAAGTCA